GATGTTATCCGTCCACTCGACACCGGTCCCAGCGGCATCGGTCTGGAGGAGTTGGCGAGCGGAACCGTCGGAGAGTTTGGAGACGGCGATTTCGGCGGTCGCCGACACATCCGCATCGACAATGACACCGGCGCTGATGGCGGCCGTGCCGGTATTGGAGATGGTAATATCCCCGCCGACCTTCCCAAACACGTAGTCGGTTATCCGTGTCGCCGCCGCTTTACGGTTGGTGCCGGCACCACCATCATCGACGATAAATATGTCGGAGTCGGTTAGCGCCGCATCGATGTCAGTTCCGCCGTCGATATCGAGAGCGGATAGGGAAATTTTATTCGCGGTAGATATGGTAGCCAGCTTGGTGTCGACAATACCCGCGCTAGCGTTGATGTCTTCGTTGACGATCGTGCCGTTCTCGATCATCGCCGATGTGACGGTACCCGTATCGCCGCTGGTAACCAGCGTGCCGGAAACATCGGGCAGAGTGTATGTCCGGTTACCTGTAAGCGTGGCTGCGGTTATGGTGCCAGCGTAGGTTCCCTGGTCAAATGCGAGATCGAGATCGGATACTAGTGTTACCAGGGTATCCGATACCCTAACTCTCTCGTTACTATTAGTAGCTATTGAAAGTTGATTATCATTAGAACGGTATAGGCCTAGCCCGGCGTCGTCAGAGAATGAGAAGGCGGGTGATGACTGATCTCCATAAACACCTTTTAATACTTTATTAATATTCCATGAGTCCGTTGAAACTTTATACAGCAGACTAGATCCTGATCCGGCCACAATTAAACCGGAGTTATCTGCTTCAGCAGACGTAGTAGCAGATTTAGAGACAACAATGGTCTTGTCTTCTACTTCCAGGGTTGTAGAATTAATCGTCGTCGTCGTCCCTTGTACAGTTAAATCTCCGAGAATAATTAATTCGCCGGTATTATCCCCCTGAGCGGCGGGATCGATCACGAACTGGCTAGGCCCGTACAGGACACCGGTCAGCGTTGTATTGTTAAACGTTACGCTGGAAGTTGTTGATACCGGCTGGCCGATGGCCACCACGCCGTCGGTGATGGTGACCCCGGTCCCGCCAGAGAAATGCGCCCGAACCTCACTCGCACTGGGTCCGGTGTAAGTGATTACGCCCGTGGAGTCGCTATAGCTCAGAGACCCGTCACCACCGCTATCGGTAACTGAGATAGACTCTCTCGCCCTAGCAGTAGTGAAGTAGAGATATCCTGGATCTTCAGCTACCTGCGAAGTATCGATGTTATCAAAGTATCCCTTGAGTTCGTTGACAGCGGCTACGATTCCGCTTTTATCAGAGGTATCGAGATTACCGATGTCACCCACATCGACTAAGATCCCGCTGGCGTCTACAACGCTCTTTGTAGCGGTCTTAAGGCCGTATCTGGCCGTTAGTGATCTAAAAAGTGCCATTAGAATAGAGAGATCTGAGAGCTACGTAGAGTCATGGAGCCAGTTATTCCAGCGGTGCGTCGGAACTGTAAAGAGATCATATCCGTGCCCCCGACATTAGTGGTTATAGCTTGAAACTCTCCCAGGGGGTCCTGAGTACTACCTACAGTTCCATATTCAGTCATATAAGTATCCGCAGCGTTATGGGATACAAGAAGTTCGGTAATTGAGACTTCATCGGTAGAGGTGTAAATCTCTACGAGATATTTACCACTCTTGTACTCTGATTTATCGTAAGACTCTAACTCGACCCAGCCAGTATCCCCCACACCGATGAGTGTTTTAAATACCGATGTTCTAAGGCCTACCCCCGTCTCGCTTATAAACTTAAACGAACCGAACTCTATGTTGTCAGCTAATCTAACCTCCAAGCTCCCGATAGTATGATCTACGAAGAAAGAGTTAGCATTTAACTCATAGGTCTTTGCTAAGCCAGAAGTATTGCCGACAACGATGTTATCTTCATCCAAAGGTGAATCTAAAATTCCCGTACTTATCCACGAATCGGATGATGCGTCCCAGTATCTTATTGACGGAGAAGCCCCTGAGATGTCTATCCATAACTCCCCCTCTGACAGGTCGGTATAGTTTACCGGACTGGGCTGAGTAGCACTGACATATGCCGGTCCGATCTTTCTTATATATCCCAGCGTGTCTTGGATAAAAACACCAACACTATCAGTGTGATAGTTTACTGCAATTTCACCGTCAAGAACATCGGTTGACAGCGGGCGCCTTTCAAATACCGCGCTACGTATATGCCTATAAGTATCCCTGCTCATCAGTACACTCCAGCATCGAGGTTATAGAAGGTATTTGTATCCGGTCTCACTGCATCTTCGAAGAAATCTACGACATAGGATTGCATGGCCGAGAGGGGTACGGCGTCGGATCCGAGAACGGGGGTAGCGACACCGGTGATACGTTTACCGGATACGTTTAGAGCGACTCCACCATTCGAGACTAATCTTCCCACGGTGAGTAGATTTTCGAACGTAACTGATCCAGAGTTGCTAACATAGCCGATAGTATCGCTAGTATCATCGAGCCACTGAGTAACTATCGCGTTAGTACTCGATCCTCTTACTGTCAATGCGATGGCATCGTTAGATCCCGGGTTTATTGTATTATCCGCAGTGTTAACGGGAACCTTACGCAAAAAATTATTCGGATCTAGATCTACAGCATCGATTAAATTGTCAACCTCAGACTTTGAGTAAGTATCGCTTATAGTGGCATATGTAGTTGCTACTCCAGATTCTATAGTAGATTGCAGAGATGATAGCTGCGTATCGAGATCGGCTTGTTCGATCTGGGAGGCGGAAAGCCCGGAGATTAAACCGTCAATTCGATTTATTTCAGTATCAAGGTAGGAGCGTGTATAGACAGTAGATACTCCGGCCTTCGAGCTCAGTAGCCTATTAACCTCCGTCTTAGTATAAAAATCTTGTACCCCTCCCAAATTCGGTGTACATTGATCCCCGTAGTAATTAGCTGCCACTGGACACTATCCCCCTACTCTGCTTTCAACGGGAACACAGATTAGATCGTTGTCTCCGGGGGATAGAGATACCAGTTCTCGGTTTGGCCGATCACATGTTACTTTCTTCTCACATCTATCTTCTTTGTCGTTTTTGACGCAGTAGAGTTTTTGCCAATAATCAGCCGGAGGAGGACCGGGCACAATCAATTCGCTGTTGGCCGGCATATCAGCAGTAGCCACATAAACACAGGTGTGATCCCCACAAGCCGTATCGTACAGGACGATGTCTCCGGCCCGGTAGAAGTAGTTGAGCGCGATCTTCGCATCGCCCCACTGATCGGAATCAAGGTTCACGAGATCAGTTTCCCAGGTCTCTCCGAACTCTCCCCACTCGGAGAGATAGAGTTGAGGATCGTAATACTCGTAGCCGGATATATCCGGGGAGCCTACGGGCTCGGATACGTAGATGTGGCAGAGTTCGGTCCAGAGGCTGGGGTCGAATGCGCCGGCAGGAACGGAGACATCAGCACTCGCCTCGTAGAGAGTCAGTTTGCGACCCCCATCTTCGATACGAACGACCTTATCTCCAGTCCGGTAAGACCGGGTGTCCACGTATTCAGAGATTTGCCAGAGTTCATCGCTCAGGGCATCTCCATGGTCCCAGGAAAATCCGATGTCACCCCAGGCCGTGTAGGTGCCTTTAGTTGGATCGTAGAACGGATAAAAGGAAATTAGTTCTCTTGCATCCTTAACGACTCGATATGCTTTTACATCCCCTGAGGTTACAAGAGTTCCAGGAGAAGTAATAATAATACCAGGAGTATCGCTACTCGGATTAACTATAGGGAAGGTTGAAGGGGTAGGGGTAGCCGGAGCGTCGTTCTCTTGATTAACGACAGAAATGGTCGCTGTTTCTGTGCCTGCGTAACCTCCTGTACTAGAAGCAGTGGCGATGAGTGTGTAAAATATGTCACCGTCAGGATCAGAATCACTGACACCTGTGACGGTAACGATCTGGGGAGTATACCAGTTAGCTTCTGTGAAGGTCAGAGTTGTTGGGCTAAGTAAGCCTTCAGTGTCGTCTAATCCTGAGAAAGTGACTGTGACATCAGCGGTTGGTCGTGTGTTGAGAGAAACGGTAAAGGTATTAGTGCTCCCGGATTCTGTGGTAAAGAGATTACCTTTACGGAGGTTACTTGTTGTTGTAACCGTAAAAGTATCCAAATCGATGGCAGTAATGGGGTACTTACCATTTGTCGATTCACCAGTAATGAAAACTAGGTCTATTACAGTACCAGTTGACAAACCGTGATCAGCTATTGTCACGGTTATAGTATTCCCACTTTGAAAGTAAGTTCCTGTTTTCTCGTATACTGTTCGAAGGGAGCACGTATTAAGGTCAGACGCTGTACACGAGGTACCGCTTACCGATGTGATTCCGGCTTCATTCAAAGCTTCGCTTTGCGCGGCGGTTAGAGGGCATCCGGTAAACGATCTGGCAGCCACGGAGCTTATTAGTTATAGAGGAAGTTGTCAGACACCATGGTGATCTCGACAGTGCTAGGGTTACCACTGGTACGATCTACAGCACCGAAGTTTACCGAGGTCAATTGAGCGTCGGGAAGAATAATGGTTCTAGAGCCAAGGGGCCGGGGGTCTTCGCCGCAGGTCACAGGAGTCACGGTAACAGTGATGAATTCGCAACCATGAGATTTCCAAAAATCCAGAACATCAGCGTGCTGGATAGGATCGAAGGGGGTGGCGATAGTCATCTCTGATAGGGTCTTGGGCCCTTTGATGTTATAGACCCGTTGACGGATGCCGTCGGCGTATTGAGCGGTGGCAGCGGTGTCCCGAATACCACTGAATGAGGTAAAGTAATGAGACCAGGGGCTAGCCTGGACATAAAATTGGCTTTGTGATGCCGGACGTATTTGAATCATGGTCAGAGGTCACTTGTATGTGTTGTCCTACAAAGCTTTCAACACTCAACCTCTAGACAAATTCAGCTCACATGTAATACGGTGAGAAGTAAGACCAGTAACCTGTCTTCTCGGGATTTAAGACAACACATTCTTTGTGAATAAACTTCCTATTGAGCCGATAAGATAGAGAATAGGTGTTAATTAAATCTCTAATTTGTTCAGGAGACAACTGCTCCTCTCTTAACAGCAGGTTTTCGTACTCGACCATATCTCGGCGTAACCCGTCATATTCTGGGGGCAAAGATCTGTAAGGAATAGTTCTTATCTCATCGAGAAGACGTTTGGCAGTAAATACGATGTCTCCCGGGCTAGTGTATTCGTCTATCACTAGCCTCGATGTCTCAGCGTCACTATCGCTAACCCCAGTAGCGAGGCGTTCCCAACCAACTTCGTCCATCCCGCCTTGAGAGAACCTTTCTGAAATACGTTTGGCAACTTTATCTCTAGTAGTCTGATCTTTGAGATCTCCGTCTTCATCGAATTCGGTAAAGTCGAGATTCTCGCTAGATACCGGAGATCTACTAGATAACATCTGACCGATGGCGCGTTCGCCCAGGACCGGTGTGTCACTTTCCCCGGCATCAGCGGACTGAGGTTCTCCCATACCCATCTCAGCGGGCATATCTACCTTCTCGAGAGAGGGAATTTCCAGCTTATCTCTAACCCAATCAAGATCGCTAACGTTATAGCCAATTGCTTGAAGCTGAGTAAGCATCTGTACAGTCTTGACAGGGTCTTCTCTCTGCTCGAGATCGTCGAAGTTTCTACGAATCCTCGGTACCGAGGCCCCGGGATAATTTAACTCCGTAAGCCAGCGTATCAACGTTGCATTCAACGTTTCGTCTAGTTCTTCTGAAAAACTCTTCGCTTTTCTCATCCGTACAGAATCAGCTACGGAATCACGAGCATATGACCCGGTGCTACCCGTATCCTGTCCGACTGTATTCTCTCCGTTGATGAGAAAACTAATCTGCTGATCGATGTAAGAGATTAAACTTTCATATATTTCCGGTCTACCGTCAGCTTTTAAAAACTCAATGGACATCTCATCGGGTATAGTTATCGACGTTTCCTGTCCCAGCCTCTGTAAAGCTGTAAATAGTGATTTAACCTCCTCTTCAGGCGTACCTAGACTAAATTTTCCCACCGCTGTGGGAGTCGTATGCTTATCGGCATACTGGAGCCAGAAAGACATCAAGGTGCGGCGGAATTCCACCAGGGAGTAGATTTGTCTACCTAGACCAGTTCCGTACGGGTCCATGATGCTGCTATATGCCCAGTGGCGATGAATTATCATCGATCTCAGGGGTATTGGCAATCCTTCTACCGGAGATTGAATGGTAATAATTCTCGGGCTTACAGACCCATCCGTATTCAGGATAAACTGGAAGCGTCTGGGATCTCTTATCTTAATCTCTGACGGAACGACATAGGAGCCCTGTCTCACCCAGCAGATTTCACCAATACTGATGCCTAAGATCAGCGATTCGCACATGCCACGGATAAAAGCATCAAAGCCTGAATTAGCTGTGACAACCATGTCACGACCACGACTCTGAACGCTATTACTACCCATGTGGTATAATGCTTGGCGAATAAATTCAGCTACTTCTTCGTCTTTATCGCTATCGGAGGCGGGGTATACTTCCCATTTTCTAGCTATAATCTCTCCAACTAACTTTTCCCAGGCACTAATAACCGCGCTGTCGTTGAATAACCGGATATAGTTCTCAATGGCCCTAGGACCGCCTCCGGCTTCGGAGATGAGGATCTCGTCCCTACGAACCAGTATGGTATTACCGGATACAGTTGGAACCCCGTTATACTGATAAGGGTCACCTATGTATCCGGCTAAAGACCCCTGACTTAGCCCGAGATTATATAAGCGGTCATTGTATCCAGTTTTTACGATGCGCTTCTTATCTGCCATGCGGCTATGGGTCACTATTCTTATTAGCTTTCAACGGATTTTTCGTCCTTACTTTTATACACGACATCGAGATCGAGAATGGCCGAGTATAGGTCTTCTCTGCTTATCTCACCTTTTTCGTACATTTCTATGGTTTTCTCTGCCCCCTCTAAGTAGACACCGAAGTCTGTATTGGTTAGTATATTTACCCCCTCGCTCTCTTTTTTATCTCTCTTAGATCTTCTTGCCATAGTTTTAGATACTCCGGTAAGTATTGTTGCCATCTTTGTTTCCAGCCTTTGACTTCTGATAACTCGGATGGAGGATTGTTTCTGAATTGTTTACGAAGGATGTGTAAACACGCGGATATAAAATCCTCATTGTGATTATTATAGCATGTTTCGAAGGTATGTCTATCGATAAACGGATAGGATTTATGCAACTCGTGATAAAGGGGGTCTTCCGATCCAAGCTTATCTTCAATAAGCGATGTATTCCATATATTAAGGGATTTGGAGAGAAGTTTTATACAACTCTCTAACGTGCTTTCACCATATTTTACCCTCATACGGTTAAAACTGTCAAGCAAAGAACTGAGAGAATCTATATCTCTAGCTTTGGGCCACCTTGCCGATCTCTCTCCGCACCAGGAGATAGTGATAAGGAGGGAGAGTAGAGGCAAGGGTAGATTGTCGGGATTATCTAACTTTTTAGCCATCGCCAGTGCTCCCTCTGCCACTGCGGCTTTGGCTATTAGCCCTTCATGTTCGTCTTTGCACTTGCTATGAGACGTATCTTGGTTAAAAGTGTCACGTACCTGCTTCCTCTTTTCCGGTATTTCCAGTAGTTTCATCTCCCTCTCGTGCCTGTGCTTCTCCCTTACCTTCCACTTGTCGTGCTCGAGTATTTCTCGAACCAGATCGAGAGGGAGATTTAGACTTGCTAGCCCCTTTAGCTGTTCCAGAAACTCCTGATCCATTACTCAATGGTAGCACGTCTTGACGAGAAATACTGACAATGTCCTTATAGGACCAAGAATAAATGATGCGGGTCGAAGAAGATCCTGGCATTCTCCCCATATCAATCCCCCTAAAGAACAGAGTATTCAGCTCTCGATCAATCGCTGCTCCGGGCTCGTCATACATGACGATCCTGATCTCCTCGGGGACAACTTCCATGGCATAGTGGAGAGAAGCTAAGGTTGCATGATCGTAACCACAGAATACAAGGTGGTTATAGTTTGTCAAGGGTATGAAGACCTTTGACGGATCGAGAATAAGCTGGCTTACCTCGACCCCGGGGATTCCGGACAGTTCAGAGTCTAGGTGGGCTATCATTTTTCCCAAATCTCTCTCTGATGCGGAATTTTCTGTGAAAATTAGGGCTATCTGGTAGGACATTGGTTGAAAGCTAATTAGCACTAAAATTATAGCACAAAATCTTGTGTCTGAGATTAGCAGGTTAGTTAAGGAAAGGGCGGGTGTCATCGTTACCAAAGGTATCGACGGATACCAGGGGTATCTCAGTGACCGGGACAAGTTAAGATTTTATAAAATAGCAATAGACTTACTCTTATCTATCAACGAAAGAATAGAGTCTAGAGAAATTACTACTCTATCCCCCCTGAGAGATCAATTAATCTCTGGAGTATTCGCTCTAGGGATTAATCAAGAGCTAGCAATATCTCTGTTTAAATCTGTATCAAAAAATCTCTACGAGGAAGTTGATAAGTCTGGTTACAGAGATTCCAGGGTTTTAAGGGAATTCAGAGAGTACGAATCTCTTCTGGAAGAAGTTATCTCTGATGTAAATGTCCTGTTGGGCGATAATATATCAGAATTTTTGAGTAGCATAGATCAGTATTCTGACTCTGAGACACTAATCGATCTAGGTGATACCAGGTCTAGGCTATTGAAAGTCAATAGGCCAGTAAATTCTAAGTTTTCTAGACCCAGTAGGTTAAAGAAACGCTACAGTGCAGTGTTTGACGAGGGGGTTAGGAGAGTAAGAGAATTTATCTCCAGATCTGCTGTAGATATAAACTCTATAACTTCTGATTCGAAAGTAGATGTAGAACTCCCCGGCGTAGTAGATACTGACCTGCTTACTGCTACTTTTGCAGGGGAGGGTAAGAAATTATACAGCTCTATTTCAAATCTGTATGATTTTTATCTCAGATTTGGGTCTTATCAGGGATCATTAGCTAGCGCGGTCACCTACCAATCAATGTACTATGAGTACATAGTGGCCATGTGCTATGGTAAAAGTCTCCCCTTAGGGGTTTTAAACTCAGAATTTGGTGATTTTCAATCCCTATATGGCAAGAAAACTACGGAGTCTAGAATATCAGGCCTTAAATTTCTAGAACCTATCTTCTCTACTAGATCGGGTAACCAGAGTACGGTAAACGGTAACCATGTGGCAGAAAGGTTTGTCAATGGGATCTTTGATAGGTATGTGTATGAGTCTGAACCCGCCACCGACTTTTTATCTCTGTCTCTAGAATCTTTGTATCTCTCTTGCCTACAGGTAGGCGACTATACCCGCTCTATTTTAAATAACCCGCCTGAGGAGATAGGTGATGTCACCCTTCACTTGAACTTATTGGCAAAAGTCTTCCCTCGGTCTTCTGACATAAGAGAACGTTACACGGGCATTACTGGTTCGGTTAAAGAACTACTCGATTCTAACAAATTGCTATACGGACTTCTGGGCTATAGTCCGGATCTTAGTGGATATGGGGGTGAGTTTCAAGCCCTATCTGAGAGATTAGATGAGATCTCCTCGGTACTTAGATCGGTAGGATTTAAGCCGGGCGGGTACATTCCGTCCATAGAGTTAACCTACTACGAGCCGGACAGAGAAAAGATTAGAGATAATCTTAGGAAGATGGGATTTAATAATACAGAAATTCAGGACATAATGTCGGTATCTAATTTCTCCGAGCTTATCGATAAATTCGCACCTCTCACCGACTCATCCGATGTTATCTCCTTCTTCCGTGCCTACGACCTTACTAAATTACTCTATGAATATGGTGGACAGGAGGCTATAGACCGGTATATTGATTACTTATACGGGGTGGATGGTGACAAATCAATTCTGAGATTCCTGGATTTTCTTAAAATCGATAGGTCCCAGGCTTCTAAATTTACTGAGAATCAGTACTCTCGGCTCATAGGCTATCTCATCCCCCTTACCTATGCTATAGATCCCGACCAGCTTGTTTACTACGACTCTGTATTAAAGGGGAACAATCTAGATCTGCTGGAGTCGATAACCTTTTTGTTTGAAAATGGCGTAGAGAATCTTATCAAAGATAAGTCGGAAATATCTCTACTCTCTGGCATGGTATCTCAAATGGTGACTATGCCGGGAGATATGTATGACTCTAAAAAAACTCTGTGGAATGATTTGATATCTAAGTCATCGGGGAATGTGGGCAGGGATATCTCTGGGCTCTATGAAAGAGCGGAGGGGATAATACCCAACGAGTTGTACTCCGCGCTTAATGATCCGAGCCCCTATTCCCCCTTTGGACAGATACTTAACGGGGTTAGGGGTGGCCGTATGACCTCGTTACTGAGGTACTGCAGTGTATTCGGATTGCTATATACTCTCTCTCCTTATCGCAACTCTGGTCAACTGGTTAATAAATCGGCCGAGGACTTCACACTTATCTTGGATCTTATAGACCAGATTGAAAGATTGTCTGAGGTGACAAAACTATCGGCACTGATATTTAACCGGTCGGAAGAAAATAGTGTTGCCGACTTATCCCCTTACCGCAATCTGCTTAATGTGCAGAATAAACAGTTTAGTGCGTTTGTAGGGTTAATAAGTAACTCTAATGCCCAGGAAGCAGCTATTGCAGAGTCACCTGGTATAGGGAATTCGCGAATACCGAATGGCCTCAGGGTGGCCAATTCACTCTCTCCCGAAGAAGCAGCTTTGCTATCCGATCTGGGCCGGTCTACTGGCTCGTTTACATCGAGGTTGGGGGTGGATACGGGTGGTAGTAATTATGTCCGCATCGCTTCAGAGAATCTTTTGGCTAACGGCCTACTGGCGGGGAGAGATTCCCCCACTGGTATTGTAAACTTAGATACCCCCACTAGCGGGGTATTCTCTGATTATACCATTAAGTACAGCGTGGCACAGAGTGGTGGTAGTAGCCGCTCAGACTTCGATCCGATAGAATCCTGCAGACGTTTTGGGGGTACCCAGTGCGATGAGTTAGGATACGACACCGACTCGATGTGCGGTAAAGACTTTAACAAAGCGTTGTTCCCGGAGACCGGGTATGGCGATGAAACACCTGCCTTCTCTCCCGGCAGCGTGCCTGTAGACAGACCTTTGGGGTCTAGTTTGTCCCGCGATCTGGTATACAATACCATCGAAGCTTCCGACCCCCAGAGGTATTTCAGTTCTAGCGGCTTAAGCGAAGCGAGTAGGTCGCCCCTGTTGAAAGAAAATGAGATGCTTTGTGCCAGTCTAAAGGATCCCATGGAATACGGAGCTTGCATCTCGATGTTAAAATGCAAAAGATTTGATCCCCCTTACGAAGGGAGGTACTGGTTCGAGTTTTGCCCCAGCACTCTACACGGTGGTAGGTTAAGAAAATGACAAGAACGCTTCTGTCTTACTGTAAGACCGAGAACAACACTAGGCTGCTGGAGTTTGGCCAAGGGCCTGAGTACTTCAACGGTACGCGTTGTAATACAATTTACCGCGCTATGATTAAGAAACAGTTAACCGATTCTGTCGAGATTTCCTTGGAGCAGTATGACAGCGATACAGTGCAGCCTATTAGAGAATTTAAGCTAACAAATCAAGCTCTGGTTACCTGGGACGATCACTGGATCAGTAAAAAAAGTAGCCTTGTTGTCGATCCTAAGATCGTGAAGATGAATCTTCAGCGTAATAGTCTTGTTTATGTGAACATAAATACTCCGAGACTTGAGTTAAAAAATTTAAATCTTGAAGGTAACGTATCCCTCGAGCACTTGTATATTCATGAAGCTCCGGTACTAGAGCGACTTGACATCTCTAATTGTAGGAGTCTTAGATACATAACGCTGGGGATTAATAGGGGCATAAAATACCTCAATGCTAATGGCTGTAACATGGACTCTGGTGTCATGGAGCAACTTTTGCGCGACTTTACCCCCGTTCACTGTGCCAGTGCCAATAACTCAGGCATTGGGGCTTTTAGGAAGCAATACGATACGGAAATTGACCTTAGGGGCAACGTGATAGACTGGGGAAATCCCCGGGTTGCCAGTAAAATTCGCATGCTTCTGGTTAATAATTGGATCGTCAGGTGGGATAATAACCCTCCACCAGAAGTAATCCCCCCACAGCTCTATGCATTTTTCGTTGAAAGCAAGATAGAATAGGGTTTATTATTCCAACGTGGCGGATCTAAGAACTAGATTTATAGAAGATTATGCAGGCGGGCTATTGAACATTGCCCGTCAAGAGCTGTCTAGTACGGGAGAAGTGCTAGCCCAGGACGGATTTGTCGAAGGAACTTCTCTTTTCGTAGAAGATGGCCGAGGAGTCAAGAGCGGATTGAGATTAGGTTCTTCTATAGCCGAGTGCGTGGATCCGACAACTGAGACCGGAATTCTTAATGTCCGAACGGCGGATCGAACATATGCTCAAATTAGGGATCTCAAGGTATTCGCCACTGCAGTGGCTTCGGCGCAGGGAGCCCTTAGCGAATCGGTCGCGGAATCATTCACCAACCTCGAGGGGGCGTTTGAGACCTTGGAGGCAGATGTCCAGACCTACCGGACACAAATAACCGAGACGATCGACTCAACCAATCTTGCGGTATCTAATTTTTCCGGCCGGTTGAGTGTTGTCGAGTCCGGACTATCGTCCGTAAATACCACGCTAACCACCCTATCCGAGCAGGTGTTTGCGGTGGAGACGAGTGGGATCACGGATGGTGAGCGGGGAGATATCTCCATCCTCGAAAAGGGTACGGTGTTTGAGATTAACCCGAACACTATTGGTCCGACAGAATTGCTTGACACGACGGTGACGGCAGGTGAATATACGAATCCGATCATTACTGTCGACGATCAGGGCCGGATTACTGCGGCCGAGGACAGCGGAGTTGTCGGGGTTACGGATGGGGACAAGGGCGATGTAACCGTATCGTCATTCGGCACCACATGGGCGTTGAACAATAACGTTGTCGGGCCGGATCAGTTGGAGAATACGACTGTGACGGCGGGCACGTACACTAACGCCAGTGTTACCGTCGACGGTCAAGGCCGGATTACCGCCGCCAGTAACGGTGGCGGACTTACAGCGGCACGGACGACATCGGATGGAACGAGTGCGAGTATTGCGGACGGCGCGGCGGCCAATATCACTATCTCAGGTGCGAAAAGCTACTTGCTGTTAAAGGTTACCACTTCCGTTGCGGCCTGGGTGACCCTGTACACCGACATCGCTAGCCGTACGGCCGATGCGGGCAGGTTGGAGGGAACCGATCCGGCTCCCGGATCTGGTGTTATCGCTGAAGTAACCACCACCGCCCTAGCGCTGTCTCAGATTGTTTCTCCGGGGGCCGTAGGCTGGAACAATGAGACCTCGCCCGTGTCGGAGATCTACGCGAAGGTGGTTAATAAGAGTGGTAGTGCGGCGGCAGTAACCGTTACGGTTATATATATTCCGTTAGAAAGTTGACAGGATGTCGGTTAGCGTCTCTTCGCTAAGCCGGATCACCAGCGCCGGGCCGACCTTGCGGAGCACGTAGAACAAGATACCTTGCGACCTTTCGATATCATTGGTGAACAGAGATCGGAACGTCTTGTCATGGATGTCTTCACCCCCGATCATCTCGTACACAGTATCGGGATCGAATATCCAGGTACAATTACTTCTGTCTCTTGTCGCGATGTAGAGAGCGAAGGGAGTGTGATTGTTGGCTATTGTTTCGAGACAGTGGATAATACTCTTAGTATCCCCGGAACGCTTTAGTGAGTCGGCTAGGATCTCTTTTTCTTGTTCAGTGTTGAACACGGCCCTACAGCTTTACAGAGCGTGATTTACCGCTAAGTCCGAGATATTTAGCTATCTCTCTAGTCATCCTATCCGCGAGCTTTTTATCCTCTGCGGACAGAACACTGGGCTTGCTTTTCTCACCTGAGTCTTCGACAACTGGAACATCCTGTACGGGTTCGGGGTCGGGGACTTGAGTCTCCGGGGTAACGGGCTTCTCGTAATCCTTCATCATCTGCAAGCTGTCGGCTACCGCCACCTCTTTGTTGCTGTCGTCTAGCCCACTCTCTCCAAGCTGCGATTTGTTCCTTTGTGAACGAGTTGTTGCCATGATACATCGGATAATGTGTGCTTATCTTACTGAGCTTTCAACGTTTTTCGAGCCAACGAGAGATTGTATACGCACGGCACGGGGAACACAGGCGGCAAAGAAACGGGAGACTGGCGGTGCGGATACCATGGCTGAGATAGGACGCAAGCGCACTGTGGTCTAGCGGCCCGGATCGAAGTTTGTTCCGGATTCGTCGGATCGTTGACTTTCTGACCAAGCGGTACCTTGGCCAGTGCCTATACCCGACCCAGTCGATACCGGCCGAACACGTCCCAATATGGCTGCAGGGGTTGAGAAAGAAACCGAGTCCGTTAAGACGGCGTTCTATGCCAGATAACGCATCCACCGCTTCATCCCGGCTCTCGAACACTGCGACCATGTCGTCGCAGTACCGGAGGTAGGTGTCGATGCCCAGATCCCGCCTCGCGTGATGGTCGAGAGGGTTGAGGGCGAGATTGGCTAGAATCTGGCTGGTACTAGCACCGATAGGTATCCCTTTTCCGGTGTCGTTAACCCTGACGAACAACTCCAAAAGACTAATAGTCTTTTGGCACTTGAACACCCGCCGGACTTCGGCCATCAACGCGTTGTGGTTGATGCTGTAGAAAAATTTGCTTACATCGGCCTTCAAATAGTACTTGTACCGGCCGGTTGACAAGTAATGCGACAGTTGTTCCGAGCACCTATGGACGCCGCGACCGATCAGGCAGGAGTATGTGTGGTGGATGAGTTTGTTCTGGACAGGGATCCGGATCGCATTACACACAGCATGTTGCACAATGCGGTCTTCGAGATGCGGGGCGTGGATCAAGCGGGCTTTTGTGTCGCGGAGCGTGAATTCGTAATGGGGTTTGGGCTGGTATGTGCCATCACGTAACGACTCAAGAACACGCTCTAAGTTGGCAACTAGATCGTTTTCGTAACGCAATATTAACCCTCTCTCCGACTTCCCGCGCTTAACTTCCCTCCATGCCGTATACAACGAGTCGAATGTGCAGATTTGTTCCCAGGTGTGGTTAATTTTTCGGGGCACAACAAGACGCTCGCAGTTAGTTCGCTACTAGAATCGTTGTGCCATAGTAATTCGGGAACAAGTTCCCTAGACTAATCTCCACCTTTGAGCACCACACGGTGTACAGCCGTAACCATACATCTCGGGGGTGGATGTGCTCAAATCGGCAAGACCGCCCGCCGACGTTCTGGTTCGTGTTGCCGGAATCGTTGTTCAGATTCACCGCAAAGGACCCGGCATTAGCGCCGTTGTTCCAGTTACCGCCAACATGCGGGAGCATTGGAGTTTAACCTACCTCGCTGGCGGAGAGAAACGGGCTAAGCCGTTTTCCCACGCCAGTGAGGATGTTATTGGCTGTTCGGAATTTCTTTAGGTCGATATGCCCGCAATCGTAAGATAGTTGTAGGAGGTTTTTGAGTAACTCTTTTTGCACGGAGAACTTTGTAAAATCAGTCTTCTTGTGTACCTTGAGACGGACACACACTGCCAATTCTAACATAGAATACCCACAATCTCGCATTTTGGCCGAGAGAATATGTTTTTCGTACCTCGGCATGTTTAAAGTGATTACGTTAAGGTATTTGCACAACTCCCTGCACTGCTTTTCGCAGAGAAGATACGGGTCGTCTTTTCGAGAGAGGGTAGTTTCTGACACGGATTTAGAATTGCTATCGCAATTCTAGCATAGGTTAGACAGAGAGGAAGCGGCAAGACCGCCCGCCGACGTGCTGGTCCGGGTTGCCGGAAGCGTTGAGCAGAACCACCGCAAAGGACCCGGCAGAAGCGCCGTCGAACCAGCTACCGCCAACACGCGGGAGCAAATCGGACCTATGGGCTCGGTACAGGCCGTCACCGCCGAAAATATTAGTTGATGTCTGGGTGAGGCTGGTACCCGCTTGACGCGGTAAACCAAATTCCGCCATGGCCTTGCGGGTAGCGTTAGCGGACCAGGTCGAGGAGGGGTGATACGTGCCGCCGGCATTGGGCACCAAGTAGATCCATGCGTTGTCGTTGCCCCACCACACACCATCATCCGATACGTCGGCAGCAAGAGAGATTACATTAGCGGCCCCGGTAATTCCCGCATTGCTGGATACGGCTGTGTAGTCGTCGAGGTCGCTGAAAGCCTTGTAGCCGGCGTTCGTTCCGGTGTTGTTGGTAAGGCCGGGCGTCACGTCCCACTGGTTGCCGTCGACATCCACAATCCCGCACAACTGTCCGTTATGAGTCGTTTGCTCGACGGCTGAAAGTGTCCCGATCCGCGCCGCGCCGGTAAACGCTCGGCTGGCTTCGCCAGCCCAACCACTCGCGTTACCACCGACATCGGTACGAGAGAATACCAGACTCGTCTTATTGACATCAGAACCGTCATTATTATTGCCCTTCGGGGCATAGGGGGCTTCGTCCATCCAAGCCGCGTTGACTATCGCACCAGAGATTGGGACCCCACTGTTATCTAGCAGGGCCTGAGAATGAGCAAGGGCTAAGTACCCCAAATGAATCCTGGTCCACATCGGTACGGGGTACCAATCGCTACCGCGACTCTGACATACTGCCCACACCCCCCCGTAGTTGTTAGACGGTGTAGTAGCAGAAGAATTAAGAGCGGTGCTGTTGCAGTAACTAAACGGACTCCGGAGGGTGCCGCTAATGCCAATCGCCGACACCGGCCAGTGCAAGGGTCGGGAAGCAAAGATGCCGCCGGAACTCGGAAGAGTTCCTGGGAGACCATCGCTGCTGTTAGGGCGGCCGGACCCATCGGGCAGACAGTTACTACCCTGATACTTATCGACAAACACACCGGCCAGTTCGCTACCCCCATTCCTAAACGCTTTCGCCAACACGCCGTTGCCGGATTGCGTGGAGGATATTACGACTTTTGTCAAAAACGCATCATTGCCACTGCCCGGTGCTTCTAGGTCGATATAGTGGGAGGGTAAGAAACAAACAATACTAGCCGAAGGCAAGTGTATATAGTTACCATAATTCGGGCTAAACCTATCCGTTGTACCGGGTAGCTCGGCAATATCGCTGGGCAATAACTCTGGTCGGCAGCATCCGACACCGAAACCGGTAAGCCCGGCCAAGCCTATAGTATACTTGAACTCGTCGGCGTAGCCGTACCAAGAGTTATCAATGTTCCACAAACCCCTGGGACCTATAATTCTCTCTTTAACTTTTAATAAAATACTCATTGTCTAAGCTCCCAAGCCTCATTAATATCCGGAGTAGAGGGGTCGTCCGCAATAAACTTACCTTCCTCGTCTCTAGCTCTTACCCAAAAGTGAGGGAAAAATGTCACGGGATTGGGAAGCTCTTCGTAGCTAATTTCCTCCAGAACCCCGGTGTTCTTCTCTGACCAGCTATTCAATAGCTCAATAGAATCGGAATGTGACATCCAATAGTCGTAGCCGGTGTGATTATTGGCATCGGGATCGTTATTTCGTTCCAGACAAATTACCGATATGAGGGGGTTACCAAATTCGTCGGATTCCGGTGGCTGGACCGGAAGCCCCTGGTCTTCCGGCAACGCCCTGTAGTAACGTGTATACATAGCTGGGTAAATACTTACTATCTAGCTTTCAACAAAAGCTACCAGATTTAATATCAACCACATTATACTGACCCAGGTCTAAAGGTGCAAGATCTTGTCCTACCCCTGCTACAGGGCCGACACCGAAGGGTACGGTGCCTGGAACACCGATGCTGTAGCTTCCTTGAAACCTGATCGCCTCTGCTTCGGAAAGAGTTTTCAAGAGGGTCTTTAAACTCTCATAGTTAATCCCAGAAGTACCCGACAATACCCCGTTATCATTATACTGAAGTTCTCCGCTGTTGCCGGAGACATTAGGTTGAGAATAAAACGACATAGAACTAGACGTACTCCGTTACCTGAGCCGTACCGTCAACACTGTCCCAAATCCCATAGATGGCATTACCTACAATCAACTGCTGATCTAAGAGCAAGAAGGATTTTGGCTGCATGACGATAAAGGCGTTAACACTTGTAGCGGGGTTAGTGAACGAAAGACGTAATACAGAAGTGCTGTCATTGGCGACACTAATCCCACGTCGATTAGAATTAGCAGCTAGGATAGTAACACTGGCCACGCTGCTGTTAACACTGGTGGTAGTCGGGGAGCTTATTGGTACGGTGGAAGAGACCGGCTGAGTCTCTGACAAATCAGCTTTTAACTCCAGCTCTGTCAGCAAGGCTGCCAGGGTAGTCTGCGTAGCAGCGTCAGGGGGGAGAGATGGCTCTACAAGTAATCTAGTACTAGAAACAGTCAGATTATCGGGGATTTTTCCGTCAAGACTAGTAAGTTCAGGGTTATCTATAGTCAGACTACCGCCTGCATCGCTAACCGGTACCGGGTTACCCGAGTCGTTTTTTATCTCGACTTCATTGTCGATCGTTACTTCGCCATCAAACACAACCGAACCCTGTGCCGGGTCGACAATATTACCGCTACTATCGGCTATCTGAATAACCTGAAATGTTTTACCACCAGCTATACTGATGGCTTCATCATTTATCTGACCAGGGTTGTCATAGTAAGCCATGCTGCACTTAATACTTCTTCTACCTAGCTTTCACCGCAGCCGGGTATGTCTGATGAATCCGTAGACTCTTCGAGAAGATTGCTGGAGACATCGGACGCAGAGAGATATTCCCCGGTCTCTGCCCAGCGCTGCCAACCCCACACCTCTTCGTTACAGAGTGTATGAGGCTCCTGGGCTGCTGAATCAGCGACTCGAGCGCGGAGATTTCTTGAAGGCCCAGGATTAACCCTGTTGCTGCGCAACAGATATTCGGGTTGCCTAAGCATCTGCCTCGTAAGCGCACTGGCTTGAGTTTCACGAGACCGGTAATCAGCCTCATCTCTCTCGTCCTCCCAGTGCCGGTACGGATTACTCTGTACAGCCAAATTTACCTCCCCCTCTACCCTGCTTTCAACGCAAAATGGCAAAAAACCGTTGAAAGCTAATAGTACACAGGTAGCTATTTGACAGCCTTCTCCCCGTGGGGTGTTAAATTAACACTCATGTGCTATAATCTTAAATACCGGCCATAAGCCTCCACCCTCAAATATGCCACTAACATCTAAATCAACTAGAGAACTGGAATCTCTGGCCAAAACCTCCCAAGATGAGTTCGACTTCGGAGAGCCGGAAATCATCGCTGTGGAGATTTATCCCGGCAAATTTCTTTCTCTCAAAGAACCGAATGCCGACGAATTAATCTCTATTGGAGAGATCTCTTCCGACGAATCGATCGATGATATTGAAGCTACGCTGAAGATTATCTGCATCTTGCATTATCCGGATAGCGGTGGTCGTAAACTTACCCTGAAAGATGCTAAAAGACTAAGGGGTAAGCAGATTGAGAAGCTAGGGGAAGCCATGGGTCCTCTGCTTAAGGGGGGGGATGGGAACTCTGATATGAAAAGTAACGACTAAGCGTAATTCTGACTACACCATATCATGCTACGATATCTCCGGTCGTTGCGTATCATTTAGAGATATGAAGGGCAGCGACCTGGAGTATTTTGACATGATTTTTACAGAAGACGAGGAAGAAGTCATTTCAGGTCAACAAGTCACCGAGATACTCTCTTATCTCTGTACAAATAAATCTCTCGATTTCTCCCATTTTCTCCCCCGATCTATAAAATGTCTGTATTCAGAAGTCAGACAACACATACTCTGTAACTATATGTCCAAAGAGACTTGGTTACGTCAGTGTTACTCAGTACAGAACGGGTCTTTTGAGAATTTAATTGCCATGGAATCGGTACCTATGTCGAAATTTGTCGTTCTGTGCAAAATTCACAAAGATGCAATGGATCAAATAGGGAATATTAACAACAACGATGCCTGAACCCCACCTTAAACACTTCAGTAATGAAATAGACGCTGTAGACGTATTAAAGTACATGATGGTCTTGTATGAAATCTCCTTGAACCGAGATCAGGAAGAACTGAAGCGATTCGTAAAACTAATCTCCCTTATCATTGATCCGGAGGATTTTAATAAACTTTTGCGTAGAACTATAAGAATGATGGGTAATTCGAAGTGTGGCAAAGATCTATGCTCGGATTGGATCATGACTGAACTGTACGATCAGTACACTTCAGTTGGACATTAACCAGGAGGAACTATTCCCTTAAGTTCAGCAGCCAAGAATATTCTCACCGCCGGGCTGGCGGGTAGTGCCTGTGGACCTGATGGACATGTTTGAGCTTGAGGAGTTGAAGCAGAAAAGCCCCTGCCGTTTACGGCGGGGAAAATGTCAAATCTTTTAGTTGAAAGCTTATTGAAAGGACTATCGCATATGGAGAGTTTTCCTTGGCTACTTCCATCACAACTAATGTGAGTTCACTGAATCGTCCCGGGGTTTTTATTTCCCAAGCCGCGACGGGTGGACTTCCACAGCCTCTTGCTAGTCACGCTGTAGGATATCTGTTTGGTACTACACCAGCAGATGAGTACTATGGCGATGGCAGTGAGGGGATCTATTCAGAATTTTTACCATACACACCGACTCAGATCGCATCGGCTGATGATTTTCTTCGTAAAATTGGTGGATCGGCCCCTAGCACCAGTGTCGGAGCGCTAACAACTTACGATTCGGTAAAGGGGTTTTTCGATAACGTAGGTGTAAATGGCATCCTATACTTCACTCGTGTAACTCCGACCCCAGAGACCGTCATCGATATCAGCGCTAGTAACGCCGGAGCGGGATATAACGCTTTTGCTATCAAGGTTAACGGTCGCTACTTCGGAACTCCTATCAACGTCTCTGACGCAGACGGAGATGAGATTAGAGTTATTACCACGACCGGGATCGATCAGCTCGATAACGCCCGTGACCTTTTTAACTACCTCTCTTCAGCCGACTCTGATGGCTTCTCTGACTTCTACGCTGTAGAACAAACCGCGACCGAGGCGACTCAGGGTAAATTCCGCATCTTTTCTCGTGACAATAGCTACCTCCCTCAGGTCGACCGCTTTGTCGCGTATAACTTCAGCGATACCGGCTATGCATCTCCTCTAGATATCAATACTACCGGTGTAGTAAGACTCTACACCTCAGTTAAGGACATTAGCTTTCGTTGTAATAGCCGAGAGGTCGAAACCGGAGAACCTATCCTCTACGTTGATGGTTCGGCTGTAAGCCTGTTCATCGCCGCTGCCAATGCGGAGACTCCCGGCACTTATGACCCGGCCACTGATCAATCAGATATCCTGAAAGCCTATCTCGACTCTAAATCTATTACCTATGTAAATGATAAGCTCGTAGCTGTGTCTAAGGACTTTAGCTCAGGTGTCGGAGCAGGTGACAAGTGGGCGGATGCCGACGCAGCGTATTGGCGTTATGACTTAGAAACGACTTCTTTTGTCAAAGAGTCCAACGTGCCTACGGGCACCATTAGCGCGGATGGTCTTACCAGAACCAAATATGTTCCCGACTCCGTTCAAGTGTTCTATGTCAATGTTGCCGGAGAAAACCGGGCCATCATTGTTAACGGAGCAACCCCTGACGAATTAACAAATAGCCTCAGGGACGAACTGATCTCCATTCTCGCTGAAAAAGAACTTGATAAATATTACACCGTAGAGTCGGCTACCATCGACGCTAATTACAGCGGGACTAACTACGTCCCCAATAATGGCTACGAGGTAAGCAATGTCCTAAGCGAAGCAGGAACGCCGTTTATCCGCCCTGACCTTGAAGACATAGACCTCAGCGGAACGTTGGCAATCAGCTCGGGTAGTGTGACCGGTACTAACACCTTGTTTACGCAAGAACTTGGCGTAGGGTTTACATTCGTAGCTAATGGCACCCGGTTCACTGTCTCAGCGATCTCCGATGATACCAGTGCTACGGTAACTCCGGCCACTGTAACTGTCTCTGCAGGGACTTCGGCTAAGCTAGAGAAATCTCTGGCCAATGGCTTCTCGTCTTTTGATTACGTTCTCAGAATTCGGATCACCGCGAAGAACGGTCTAGTGAGCTCCGTGCTCCCTGGTACTAATCGCCAAGGACTTATTGACAGCAATGTTGTCAAGCTGACTTCGGAATCTGAAGATATCGCGTATGAATCCTATAAGCTTACCTCAGCAGCTCGGGCCCAAGACTTTGTCTATGCCATTAAGAAAGGTATGGGAGACGAATACTATGCTCCCGGGTTCCTAATGGCGCCGGAGGCCTATGCGACCTTAGCCTACTCTGCAGGTTCTGATCTCTCCTCACGTAGCGAAGCGATTACCGAGCGGCTTAAAGTGACCCAGACCCTAATCGCTGCTGCTGAAGGTAAGTTCGGTACGACTGAAGGGATTACCAATACTCAGCATGTCGCCCTAATCGACTGCGGAGGCGATGTAGAAAACCTCTCACAAGCCCAAGATGAACTGAACACTATCAAGAGGACTGTAGGCTCGTTCTATGGCCACGCTTCCTTCTACGCACCGTATGTGAAGAACCTAGACGACCGCTTCATCCCCCCTAGCTCATTCGTCGCCGGTACCGCCTGCGGGCGATACATCAACGAGGGATTCCAGCAACCGCCTGCCGGTTCGAGATATCCGCTACGGGGTGTGGTGGGACTTAAGTTCTCTATCAGTGCTCAGCAGCAAGAGGTTACCTACGCTCTCGGCCTAAACCCGATTAGGTCGCTACCTAATCGTGGCATTGTGGTCTGGGGTGCACGGACCTTGTCCAGCAGCCCGCTATTCCGATTCACCAACACTCGGGTCATTCTAAATGTCTTAATTGACATCATGAACCGCAGCTTTGATGACGTCCTATTCGAGTCGATTGACAGCAGTAATACTGTTTTCTCTAGAGTTAAGTCCATTGCTACTCAGGTTCTTAATCAGTTCTATCGTCAAGGCGCTTTGTTCGGTAATCGTCCGGAGCAGGCCTACCTCGTTGTATGCGATACGTCCAACAATGACTCCACCCTACTCGAGCAGGGTACGGTGAGAATGGATGCCTACGTGGCTACTTCTCCGACTCTGGAACGCCTAGCCGTTACCATTGTCCGCACTCCGGTGGGACAAATATCCCTGCTAAGTGATAGCTTTAGTAGAAATGAGGAAAGATTTACTTCATTCCTCAACGCTACTAACCTAAACGTTAGGGAAACCTTTTAATTAAATGGCCAGAAGACAGCGGTACAGCGAAGAAGTGGTCATGAACGGGGATAAGCCGATCACTGAACAGCAGCCTAAACGGACTGTTTACATCGAGCTATTCCGTTCAGGACCCCAGATCAGCTCTAGCGGACAAAAAATGGTGTTCGAAGAGGGCGATCTGGACCAGGTTGTATCTAGCTACAACCCGGATAGTCACGAAGCACCGTTGATCATTGGCCATGACCAAGACGATGGTACCCCGGCTCTTGGCTGGGTACGAGAGGTGTGGCGGAAAGGTAAATCCCTTTGGGGTAAGGTAGAACTTACCCCCAAGGCAGAAAGACTGATCCGTGACGGTGTCTTTAAGAAAGTAAGTAGCTCTTTCTATCTCCCTGACGCGGATACCAATCCGTCTCCGGGACAATTAGCACTTCGCCATCTCGGCCTTGTGTCAATCCCTGCGGTAAAAGGTCTCACGGCCTTTGCCGAAAACCCAACCGAAGGCTCGATTACAATAACTCCAACGGAGTCTTCTATTTCATTTCAAGAAACTTTACCTACTATGGCTAAAAGAAAAACCGAAGCCCCCGCTGAAGAAACCCAACAACAGGTTGTCGATCATGCCGACGGTCGGGGTATGACTATCAATGTCAACATTAATGGCATGAAGGCTACAGACGAAGAGGGAGAGCCGGTACAGGAAACCGGTTCACCTGCTCCGTATGATATGGAGTACGCGGACCAGATGGCTCCTGAAGCTCCGACGCCAGGTGTGGCTGACCCTAGCCTCATGCGCAATGAGCAGGAGGGGATGGCTTCACTGTCCATGGTCGAAGGCCCCGATGGTGAGGAGATGGGCGACGAAGATGCCGGCACTGCTCCTCCGGTCGACGAAGAGGGCGCTGGTCCTGACGGCATGGAGGGCGAAGAAGGAGAAGAGATGGCCCCTGAAGCCGAAGCCGATGCCGATGTCGAGGATATGTCGGGCGACGACGATGAGCAGGTAGCTTCCGATCTCGCATCTCAGTATACCGAAGAGCAGCTCATCATGGCTCTTTATCAACTCGCACAAGGTTCACAAGAGATGGGTGAGGGCATGATGCCCGGCTATGCCGAGCCCGAATCAGAAGAAGTTGTAACTGAAACCACTGATTTCGCTGAAGAGTCAGACCCGGACCCCCTCTCCATCAAAGTAGCCGAACTTGAAGAAGAATTGGCCGCACAGCGTAGACTTATGAGGCAGAAAGAGATTACCGATTTCTGTGAAGGTCTATACAGTGAGGGTAAGCTAACCGAACAGGTCGTCCCCATCTCCGATCTTTCTCGGTTTATGGAGACCCTGAACCCCAAGAATAATGTAAACTTCAGCGAAGCCGGTAAGGCAACTCAGTTCGAGTTTATGAAGTCTATGCTGCAGAGCCTACCTGCCATGGTCAACTTCAGCGAAGTAGCTACTCCCGCTTCTGCACCTAAGAAGGCTAAGGCTCCTCGCCCCAGCGCTGATGGTTATGTCTACGATCAACGTAATGCAGACATCCATGTTAAAGCTGTGGAATACTCTGAATCGGGTAAGGCTCCTGACTACATGTCCGCAGTTAAACTCGTTCTAGAAGAGCTTAGCGAGTAAAATAAGTCCTTGTAACAACGGGGCGGCACTCCGCCCCGGCAGAAAGCTAAGCTTTCTGTTCTGGTTACATTTAAAGGAAACGCTTCAACGGATCATTAACAACAACCAATAATATAGGAGGCAAAATGGCGACTGATCCTCGTTATATGTCGTTCGACCATAAGTATGTAGAAACGGTAACCGTCACCGACGCTACCGCTCTCTCTAATGGAATCGAACGCTGCCGCTTCGTCAAGAGAAGTGGCGCTTATCCTGGTGCTGGCGAATATGCCGCCGGGATTAATGTTTATAAGCTGTACGGTCAGGGCGAACTGACCGATAAGGGTTATCAGGTAGAAGACGCGTCTATGACCGCGCTTACCGGTACTCTGTCCATCAACACCAGTGGCGTTGTGACAGGCTCCAATACCAACTTCGACCCTGAACTCAACGTCGGCGACACCATCAAGATTGGTGCTCAGCTATTTCGAGTTATGACTCGGACTAGCGATACCGCTGCGACTGTCCTGCCTGCGCCCGCTACCGCTATCAGCGGTGGTACTGCGTATATCTGGCCTGGAACTTATGAAGGTGAAAGCAATCCTTCTACCACCCCCCGTAAACCCGGCGTATTCCCGTATCAATCGCTCATGAGCGTAGTCACTACGGGCATTGCTATTGCCGAAGTTGACTCCGGTTCTACCTTCGCAGTAGACGACGCTGTGTATTCCGATGCGACTGGTAAGGCTAGCAGCACTGCTGGTTCAGGCCTGATTCTTGGTCGCTCTCTGGACGTCATCGGTACTGCCGGTGCTGGACAATATATCCGGGTAAAACTGGGTAACGAAGCTGGTTCTTAAGAATAGGAGGTAAACTATCATGATGAATCTAGATCAGGTTAGAATCATAGATCCTATTCTAACCCAAATTGCCCAAGGGTATAAAAATGCGGAAGGTGTTGCTACTTTCTTTGGCCCAGTTGTGTCAATGAATGTACGTGCTGGTAGAACTTTGGTGTTTGGAAAGGAAGCGTTTGCCGCTCAAACTTTCCTCCGTGCACCTGGTACCAATATCCAGAAAATTTCTCAGGAGTTCGGAACTCGTAGCTTTGCGCTTCGCCAAGAAGCTATTAGTTGGGAAATTGCTGAAGAGGTTGCCGCTGAGGCAAAGAACGGCGCAGCCGCCATCGATCTTCGTGCTTTTGCTGCTAAAGACGCTGCTAATCGCCTAATGCAGTCGTTTGAGGTTGAAGTAGCAACTAAGATTCAAGACGTAACTCAATATGAGTCTGGTAACGTTCTTGATCTCGCCACTTACAACAGCGGTGCAGATCAGTTCAATAGCCCGACTTCTGATGTTGAGGTGCTAATTGATGACATGAAAGAACAAGTGAGGGGCCAGGTCGGAATTTATCCGAATAAAATGGTTATCTCTCCTGACGCTTTTAATGCGCTAAAACGCAATAAAAGAATTCGTGATTTCATGCAGCGTGGTGTACTAGTAAACGAGAAAACTCTCGCCGAGATCTTCGGTCTCGACGAAATTCGCGTTGCTCGTCGCCTAAAGCTGAATCAGGAGACTGATAAGCTTGAGAATATCTACAACAACGTGGCTATTCTCTTCTATCATCCCAGTGGTGCAACTGATGGTTTCCAACCTGCATTAGATGCTAATTATGGAACTCCGGCGTTTGCATATACCTATCAACTTTCAGGTTACCCCATTGCAGTTCCTGAGCGCTTCAATCTTGACCGCCGTACATTTACCGGCGATATTCTTGTAGAACGCAACTTCGAAATTGTTGGTATGGGAGAGACTGGCAGAGTCGGCGCTGGCGCCGTATTCCTCAATCCTGTAGGCGCAAGCTGAACGATTTAGAGAATAAATAGTAATGCCCACCGTAACGGTGGGCTTTTTTTTTATGGATTATATATTTTCCACCCCTTGTGGCTATCTGATTTCCCCGTGGAAACGTATGATAATCTACCTCTTTGTAATCCTAGCTCAGGGAACTTTTTAATAAGTTCAGAACAGCTAAGGTTTAAGTGAACCCCGTGCTTATTATGTATCCAGTTAAATCCGTTTATTTCTGGCTTAGATTCGGGGTCTGCTTTAAAAATTTTACCTTGATTTTTGTATAAAATCCATCCTTTGTGGCTTTTAGCTTTTCCAATTGATACTTTGCTTAAACCCGATAAGGTTAAAGCCTGATCTTGAAATTTTAAAACCATTTCTGCACATGAAAGGTTGCTTATTTTTCCGTAATTTAGATGATACCAGTCGAATGACTTTCCTCTTTTAGACTTTATTTTCTCTAATTCTAAGTCTATGTTTTTATTTTCAAGTAAAACCCACCGTTTGTGATGATTTTCTTTACCTAGGGCAACTTTTACTAAGGCAGATCTGTCTAACTCTTGGTCTAAAAACATTCTAGCTAGTTCACTAGTTGATACTCCTAACTGCTCCCCGTGGTCCGGGTGATACCAGTCATAGAACTTAGAAAGAGTGTTAATTGTTTCTTGTGTATGGGTAATCCCAAACCGATTATGCAATGGACCCTTTAGACCGTACCTTGGGTTATTCTGCCCCGACATTCTTTTAGAGATAATATTTCTTACTCTTTGGGTGGGGTTGGAACATCCTTCTCCTCCATTGGTCAAATTACGCAAAATTCCCCATTCTGGGAAAGCATCTGCGCGTCCGTACAACTGAATAAATTTTTTCTCGTATTCAAAGGCTGTGTCCTCGTCAAGGTCTTTATGAAGAATCTCTATAAAACTGATATCTTTAGGTCTTTTAATAACCCTGCCTGATTTTTGATACGGCCTATTAGGTTTACCTTTACCAATATAATATACGGTCCTGTACCGTCCAAACCGGTCGTCGCGGTCCCGATAAAAAGCGTACACGACAAAGTTGTTTACAGGTTTGCGGGGCATGACAAGTCGGTTGCTAGTGCACCAATCCTACCATACTTTCACCGTTGAAAGCTATATAGAAGTAAGATTATGTCACCATACACCCCGCCCCCTGACGCATATGGTGTCGCTAACAACTGCGACCCCGCTACAGTCGACTACTTCATCGAAGTGTTTGGCTTCAACGAAGCCCTAGAGCTATCTCGCATCGAAGATCCCACCGCGAATACAGTAAATTACCAGCGCATTCAAGTAGCCCTTAACGACGCCGCTCAACTTATAAATAATTTTATCGAGACTGCACCGCCACAGGGTAAGCTGTTGATCGCGGGCTCGTACCGCCGAACTCAGGCTACTCTGGCCAGGTGGTATCTCGACACTCTAAGGCCTCGACAGCAGGTCGTGGACGCCGCAGAGGCCGCCCTGAAGCAGCTAGACCTATGGGCAGCTAAAGACTCCCCCTCCAGCGGGTTAAAGTGGCAAGAAGCGTATCGGTACTGGTCAGGTGCATGTGCAATGACAATGTCGAATACGCAGAGAGATAGAGCGTTTACACCGGCATCACTATCTCGTTGGGAACAGAGGTGGGGGACGAATAATCGCTGGAGCCCGTATGTCCGCAAGGGTGCACTGGTGGCGGATAATGTGACCCCCAGACAGCCCAGTGGTTCTCTGGATAGGCAGAATCCCACCGTCATCGGTGACAGCACTTTAGCCGTCAATAAACTCTTCGACGAGCTTGAAACCACCCGGGACGTCGCATCGTTCACTGATACCCAGAACGCGGCTACGCCGGAAGAAGGGGATGTTCTGGTCGTAGAGAATACGGACGGCGATATTACTACTGGCGGCTTAGAAGAAGCCGACAGCTTCTGACACAACGAAGAGGACTAAACAATGCTAAGTGGCGACGAGAATCAGGTTTACGGGTACGACCCCTTTAATCCCGGTATGCCCGGGGGATCGGGATCAGTGGTAGTTGTTCCGAGTAACGGAACGGCGGAGTGTGGTTATAATACCAGCGGTCTCCAGGGGCTAACACACTCGAGTTTTGGTGTATTCCCAGATACAACGGCTTATAAACAATCCGCCAGTGAACTTAGGCAATATATCATAAACCTCGAAGCGACTAGAAGACTTCGCGACCTCGCTGACATCAACTTTACTCGTTCCCCTATGCCCGGGGACATCATGGCTTATAACCACACTACAGGCCTATGGGAGCTCTTGGACTTCGTATCAGGAGGGGAGTTCTAGAGCTTCCCAAGAACCATCGTCGGTAGAGTAGTAAACATTCTTCAACCCATACTCTGCTATAGCAAGTTGACAGACGGAACAGGGCTTAGAGAGACGGAATTTACCAGACTTATCTAGTCTGCCTACTACCAGTGTGTCGCAAACCTCCTTCGCCCTCAACAACGCTCTTATCTCCGCGTGCAGAGACCGACGATAGGGTTCACCGGCCATATCTGCTAAGCGGGACTGAAAGGGGTGTGTTTTCCCCTCCATATTGGGGGCGCTAACAACGAGACGGCTCTTGCGGAAGAGAAGGCAACCTACACGTCTTCTACTAGTAGACGACAAAGCGACACTTCTTACCTGATCTTCAACCCTGCTGTCAATTTTCAAGCTCCTTGGCCTTCTTCATACAAGCATCTCCCCAGCTTAACACATCTTGCTCCCTGAAATACTTCGAGACCGGGACTTCCTGATCCAAAACCCTTTCGCCACTGTCTAGACGCTCCATGCGCAAATAGCCATAAGTATCCGTCTGCATGAGTACATAGCAGCGATAGGTGTTGTCTAAAGTGTTTTCCCAAGTAATTTTGTCGGGCATGGCGAGGAAAAGAAGGTGTTTTAGGGCGAACCCTATTATTGTAGCAAGAAGACCTAAGAGAGGCAAGGTTAAAAGAATCGATAGAATTACCGACTCAAAACTCACAGAATCCGTTGAAAGCTATTAAGACGTTAACATACCCCTAATGCTCCTCGAGATCGAGAATCAGCTCTATCGTCGTGTCCATGGGACTTTGGGCCAAAGCGCTGTGGTCCTAAGGCTCGCGGAAGAGCTCGACCAGTCAGGTCGAGTAGCTGAAGGGGCAATGATAATCGTCGCGTTTACAAACGGCAATACAGATAACCCTAATAAGGGGGCTTATATACCTACTGTTAGAAAACGTTCATTAAACTACACTCTTACTCTCGTACAAAAGCAGGCACAGAGGGAAGGACATTCCTTCTGTCTGCCTATTCTCGACTTGTTGGCAGATTCTATAACCGGGTGGGTACCTGAGATACCAGGTTTAGAATTCCAAACCGGCTTCGAATTGGGTTCAGAGCGTTTCGTTCAAGTAACAAAAGAAGCTAGTCAATTTATCTACGAGCAGTCATACAGCATTGAGGTGTTAATACCGGATGGGAGATTTTACTCTCAACCCTGCGCAGCATTCGATCCTGTAGAAGTAGCAGACTTCCTACCTGTCCGTAAATGCCTGGTTACCCCGGGATCAGAGAGTCGTCAGACCGGCCTTGCTGTATGGCGACGTACGGTCGGAGAGGGAGAAGTCCAGAAGTATGTGGTCGAAGATAACCGGTGTGGGAGATTGACAGGTGACAACCTGTACGTCCAGTGTACTGGAGAAGAAGGGTCTGGAAACGCGACCTACGAGTTTATACCTATCACCGCTATTGGAACGGATGGTACCATAGACAGCAGCAAAGTTGTGACTGGAACTCTTACTAATGTGTGGAAGTGTACGAGGGAGGGTATAGAATCCGAAGAGAACATACCGCCATGGTTTAAATTAAATATAGAAATGGGGCTGTGGAGAAACAGCATAGGAACCTTACCCAACACAGAGGCAGAAACAAGCGCTTATCAGGTTATAACACAGGATTTAAATAGACAGTATAATGAGGATACTGCCACGTAAGTAATCCTTCTCTACCCCCTCCTCCCCCCCCCTATCCGCCATGGAAACCGAATTCATCGACGCTTTAACAGCACAGTACAGTCTCGCCGGAGCAGCTCAGCTCGCCCACTGGAACTCAGTGGGAGAAAATTTCTACTCCTTTCACCTCCTGTTTATGAGAATTTACGAGATGGTGGAAGAAAAAATTGACAACCTTGCCGAGCAGGCAAGAGGCAAGGGTGTTGAGATTCCTGCTAAAATCTTTAGCAGTGTCCCCGAGATTGAATGGGACGATTGTAGTGAGTTAGCTAAAGAAGTTCTTGAGGTCTGTGAAGAGCTATGCGATGCTCTAGATAAACTACACAAAAAAGCTGACGAAAAAGCTGAGTACGGTGTTCTTAATGTAGTCGAAGACATCATGTCCGATTGTAACACAGTGAAGTACCTGCTCAGCTCTATTGTTAACAAAATCTAAAGGATTGTGTAACAGACGGGAATTAGCCCGGAGTTAGGAGAACCGATCTTGATGAAAGCGCCGTAGGACAGATCGAGGATACGTCCTCTACCACTATACGGCCCCCTATCGTTGACTCTCACAACCACGGACCTCTTACTCCTCCTATTAGTGACCCTGACCCTAGTCCCCATAGGTAACTTCCTATGCGCTGTGGTCAACTCGCCGGGGCGCATAACCTCACCAGAAGCAGTGATTTGCCCTGCAAATCCATCGCCCCTACCATAATACGAAGCGATACCGCACTGTGTCGCGGCTACAAGTTCTGCTAGAAAAATCAAACCGGGGGGGATTCTAAACTTCTCAGAGAGTTTAGCACAGGGACGAGGCTTGTAATCGTATGAGCACGACCGTCTGGTTCTCTGGCAGGCTGAGAGACGGTCACCGTACTCGCCGTGGCCGACTTTCTAAAAATCTTATCGATCTCGATACTACTGAACCAGGCATTGGCATGTGGCATCTCGCAGATCCCGTAGTTGTAACGCAACCACGCCCAGGACCATAGATGGGCGACTTGATACAGCGCAGCGACGACATCGGCGTCCTCTTCATGACACATATAAAGGACACTGTCATGCACTGACATGCAAAACCTAGCCTTTACACCATATCTCTGAGTCAAATACTCCATTGCTGTTAGGAAAGCATGGAGCATTGCACTTCCGGTGGACTGGATAACCCAATTATTCCTCATTGTAAAGAAATCTTTTCCTACATTTTGAGGGCGAAAAGCAGTGGACATTTTTGTGCCGCTTAGGGGATTTCTAGGAATCTCAGAGTTGGCGATTCTGGACATCTCGTTATAAGCGAAGGAATCACTACCGCCTATTAAATTGCCAGAGTGATCACTGGCTTTCTTCCCCTTTTTCCTGGCTATCAAAGTCTTCCCCATCTCTTCTGCATCTTTCACGCTAATACTCTTATTACCTTTTCTAATCGTAGCGGCTAGAGTTTTTACTCCTGAACCATAAAGCATGCCATAATTGCATCCCTTAGCGATAGATCGGGAAATTCCGATCGTCTTCGCTGTCATAGTGTGCATGTCAGTTCCGTCTTCCTTCGATCCAGCAAGAACACTGTGACCGAACTGAGTGCTGCCAGCTATCTTATGTTCCGAGTCAGCAAAGATTGAAGCGACTACTGATTCTTGCCCGTCGTAGTCGGAGGATACAAAGGTCCAGGGAGAACTGACCTGGACCCTAGTCTTCACTTCAGTCCCGATCTTATCGGGTTTGGGGTCGGGTACCGTGAGCCAGAGGTGCTCACCGGCCCTGTTAGTAGCGGTATTGTGAGGGATGGTCTGAGGGACTATCACGGTTAGATCGGAGTCTAAAGAGGGTAGAGGCAACTGCTCTTTTACCCTACTGCGGACAGAGGTCCAGTAGGATACCTTAACAGCCAATTGAATTAGCTCTTGGGCCTGAGGCAAATCGCTGGACAAGACTCCTGATTCAAAATCGTCGATATAATCTTTACTAAGTACTCCGCCCACATTAAGTCCTTCCCCGTTGGGATGGGGGACTCGCACATACTCAGACTTTTCCACATCGAGATATGTCCACCCCTTTGTGCTATTGTAAATAATTGGCTGGCCGTTCCACTTTAACCTTAACAAGATGTGGCTAAGCCTACTCTTTGTAGTGATAGGCTCTAGAACAATTTTCCCCAGCTCTTTGTTATTCTTGGCATTTTTTCTATACCACATAGGTATTCCGTACCAAACCGATTTAGGCTGTCCGTTCTTTTTAAGATCATAATTAGCCTCCCAGTCTAGCTGAGAGAGCCAGGGGTCGGATTTCACATCGATTTCGTCATTCTTCCAGTCTTCCAACAACTGTTCTGCCAAGCTGCTAAGGAGTTCGTTCTGTCTATCTACAGCCTCAGACCAGATCTTTTCACATCCATCCACCCAATCTTTCCACCCCGGGGTTACCGGTAGGATCGAAGATGTCTGAGCAAAATGACCGTAGAGGGTTGTCAAAGAGGGATTAGATTGCAGGTATTTAACAACGAGGACGGAATACAATTCATGAGTGACCTTCACATCTCTTAGAGCGTAAGAGACAAGTTCTTCCCTGTCGGGGACAAAATCAGACATCGAGTCGGCCACGACGAAGAGGTTTCGAGTCTTCTTAGACTCTTTTTCCATTCTAACCACAGGACAGCAGTGGAAGTTATACGCATCGACTAGATTATTCATAGACCCTTTGTCTGCCCATTTAGGCGGAGTTTTACTCTCAAACCTGTTAGTATCTGCGCTCTGGCTAAACCAAAATCTCTGATCAGAAGCGAGGCCGGAGATGTTTATATGGGCGGACAGTGTGTCGAACCAGAGGTTTCCGAAGGGTTTGTTTGGATTAAAAGGATCGTGCTTGAGATAGTAAGCTTCCTCTGTCCTCTGCCTGTCAAATCCCACATTGTGAGCGATTAGTATGGAATTAGTAGTGCCGAGGGGTACTAGTTGAGGTACGTAAGGTATTTCGGGGTCTACAAAAGACTCATGCATCCAAATCCAGTATGATCCTGGAGAAAATGCCGTAGCGAGAATGGGATGCCCAAAGTCTGTGCCTCTTACGAAAGTTTCGCAGTCAAAAATAGCGATATCTACTCCGCTTAAGCCTTTTTCTCCTCTGATTTCCACATCCCATTCACACTGGTCATCACACCAGGTATAGCGTACCCATCCAGATTCGTACACTATATCTGAAGGGTCCGGTATGTCTAGGGTGTCGGTATCAGAGAATCTGCGAAGAGTTTTTACTTTCTCGGACAGCAAATCCTTGCTTATTTTATCAAAATGTTTTGATATACCAGAGTCTTCCAGATTTGGGAGATAAAAGTCAGATAGTTCTGTAAAAGACTTAGGGTTTTTAATTGGAAACTCTACCCCAAACTTCTCCATATCATCGATGATATGGTTTACTTCTGCCTGATCGGGGCAGTAAGAGTCTACAGCCTCTTCTCCGTACACGGTCCTGGTCATCTCAGGACTGAGGACAGAGTAGCCTAGGGGATTAAAGTGACCCATACCGATCCATAGAGACCCAAGTCAATAGTATATCACAGTCTCGTCCCGATCGCTGTAGTACACCGATGTGGTCTCGAGATTAGTCCCATCTAAGATATGGACATTTTGATGGTGATATGGTAATCCGTAATGCCCGAAGAAATACTGATAGGCAGGGTGGATCATGTGTTTTGACAAATCTTCATCCTTATACCAGGGGTACCCCGGCCCAAAGATAACCGTATCCCTCGTTACATTTTGTCCGTTGTGGGGGTAATAGGCATGGGCTAGCCTGAAGTTGCCAGGGAGCTCGAGACTCAGAGGTGCGCTAGATAACATAGAGATATAGTGCAATCTCTCTGACATCTCAAGGGATTTTAAGCACTCCAGGGTATAAAGTAGCTCTTTTTTCTTTATCTTTTTTTCTGGCATTATTAAACTTCTTAATACATAGTTTTCGTTATTCCCCAGTATCAAGGTACCCTTACCTCTTTCTATGAGATTCGAGGTCATTCTGAGTATTTTAAGGGGAGAACTGGGCTTATGTCTCTTAAAAAAAGGTTTGTGGTGTAATATATCTCCTAAAAGGACATAATGGTACTTTTTACTTTTATCTCTGTCTAAAATACCCTGTAGGAGCCTGTATCTGCCGTGCAGGTCTCCTACAAAGGCATAAGGACCTTCGATCACACTTCGTACATCCTTGCCTCTGGAGCCCACGGATTTTCCTCTAGATATTTCTTAAACGCCATTGTAGGACAGTGGTCAGGGCAGAACAAGGCTTTTAGAATGCGTAACACGGGGTGATTAATGCAAGGTGCACTGAGTAGAGCTTAGTACAGTAAGCGAGTTTCGATCGGAAATATCTTGAACCCACCACATTGCATAATGACCCGGAAAGTCAGCTATCGTATGTAGTACACGATACACTTTATTGCGGAAAATAACTATTCGACCACGCATACTCGTACCGGGGTGTCCTGGGGGAAGGGAAGACAAAATCAGAAAGTTCTATCTGACTCAGGAGCACTGAACTCAGAGCAGCCATACCCAGTCCCATCCAAAAAAATCTATTGGTTCGGCTAAAAGCTTCAGATAGGGTTTTGATCTCTTGACTAAGATCTGTCTTAGCTTTTTCTATATTTTTTAGAGAATCACTGCTATCTTCAGCAACTTTTTCGATTCTCTCGTCATGACGAATCAGAATCTGAGATATATTATTGTTGGATTCTGATATTTTTTCTACAGCCTGCTCTAGTTTATAGAGCATTTGTTTACTTACTTCGTCGTAAGCTGATAATCTCTCTTCGAGAAGAGATACCCTTGTCTTAAAGGGTACCTCCTGAGAACCAAAGACAGGCATGATGATATCTAATTGAAAAAGTGTTTCCAATTAGCTTTCAACTACCAGACTCCTGGAATTACCTGCCCAGTGACGGCGTAAGCACCGATAGCTGCGACAAGGCCTAGTAGAGCTAGGCGTGAGTTCCAAAGTTCTACGGATTTGGGTGGAGGCATAGGGATTCTTAGTAATTAACGAAGAGCTGAAGTCTTCTTACTATTCTTTCAACGGGTTTTTAGAGATTTGAGAGAGTGTACGTACTCTTTGTTCTTTTTTTCCTGCTGTTTTTTCTTAGAGGAGTGGTAGATGAGAAATGTAGGTTCCATGGGTACCTGAGTTAATTACAATTAGCTTTCAACAAAAAGTAGGGGCACTGGGACTCGAACCCAGACCTCGCGCTAATCTGGCGCTAATACGGAGTATAAGACCGCTGTTCTGCCATTGAACTATGCCCCCCTCTGAGCTACTCCCTCATCTTAGCACATCCTGATAGGTTGTGCGGCCAGAGGAAAAAAACTCGACGAGAGATGATACTACGTGGTCGGTATCCACATCGCCGCAGGTGAAGATATCTACAGCCGCGCTTTGATACTCCGGCCAAGTATGGATAGAAAAATGTGAGGTAGTAAGAAGAGAGATTAAGGTGTACCCTTGTGGCTGAAACTGGTACTCCATGGTGTCGACCACCTCGGCCCCCGAGGCTGCGAGTAGCAGACAGATATGGTCCCTGAACTCCTTGACGGTTCTAAGACGCCCCACATTAGCGCAGTCGTATAGGTTTAACAGGACGTGGTGCCCCATACTAGGTGTTAGGTTCAAGGTTCGCAACTAAGTAGACCTCGGTTACCGGAGGATTCTTACTTGCTTTCACCTCTTTGTAGTAATAAGATCTGAACAAGCTACTGTCGAACTGATCGGTCAACTCTGACCTTTTTCTGCCCCATTTTTCATACACAGAGCTGATGCAGATCTTATAGCCCATCTGTGCTAGTTCGGTTAAGTCCTTTAAATAGTGTTTAAATTTTCTTTTGGTCCAGAAGTAACCACAGCCGTAAGAGGCGAATTGGCCAGGGATATGAAAATATATAACAGAATTATCGCCTAACTCGGAGGTAGGAAAATTATAGATATTTCTCTTCCTATACTTAATAACCTTATCTTTTTGGAGGTTAGACCAGCTCTTTATGGCCTCGTAATTAGGGGTAAGAGGATTATGTTCTCCTACCATCTTCCATTTATCATAACTGACATTAAAACTACTCATTGACAATATACAGTAGTACCTAGACATATCTTCCCAGGTATTTAAATGCTTGGGACGAGAAAAGTTGTTATATGATGATAGCCAGGAGCATCTTGCTTGCCAATTTAAGCCGTTGTCAAAGGTGTTCTCCCACATATCTCTTATATAGATGGAGGAGGGGGGCACAGCTAGGAACTTATGTAACTCGAGATGATATCTTTCGGTGGAGCAGATAATTAAGTTGTCCGATCCGCTTGCATAGGGTAAATCTCCTGATCCCACATCGAGAGTTAGGATTTTCTTTTCAGAAAAGGAGCTAAAATCGGACAAAAACTGCTCATGAGTCTTTGTCCCCCTGCCCGGACACAGTAACACGGTCATTTTGTCTTAAATTTTCTCCAATTTTTGCCAGTATAGTAAGAAATTAACTCATTTGAGAATATTCTTACCGTTCCGGGCTTAATCCCCAGCCATCTCTTTTTACTCCCCTCTTCAAACATCTTTTTTAACTTGTATTCCATGTCTTCCCCCGAAGATGTCACATGTTTTTCTACTTTTTTAAGTATTTCCACTAAATCGCTGTTTCTAATTTTAACAAACAACAGGGAACTTGAAAAATCTATAGTACTTCTTTTCTTGAAAGAGATAGATATATAAGAAGACGGATCTAGTTTAGAATAAAGCTCTAATTCGTTTATTTTTACCTCAAAGTACTCGTCCGAGCTAACACGGTGTCTGATAATGCGGGAAGAGGAACCCTCTAATGTACTCATTTGCAAAATCCGGACCGAAGTACGACTTCAGTATACCATGAGCCGGGTCGTTATCGGCCATATACCGGTCAAAACTTGAAAACCGGTCGGGATTAGGGGACTTGGACACTGCCATACCGGACAAAACACTTATATAGGCCGATAAGCGCCTTTTACAATCTGTAACATACTGGCTGTAGAAGTTTTCTCTGTCCTTTTTGTGCCAAAGTTTATTGGAAAAGTAAATACCCAAGTCGTAATGCTTAGAACTCTGCACTTCTCTGTCCGGTTCAGAGCTAAAAACCGTATCTACTAGGTCATGTTCGCCGTTTGAGGGGTGAAAATCAGTAGCACCGAAGTATCCCTTAGCTGTCATGATGTATTCAGAGCCAAAAATTGGGAAAAAAGACTCTGTGCAAGGGTAGATAAGAGAGGTTTCGGCAAAAAATTTGCCCGGAACATCAAAGATACATGTTCTTGCATATAAAATCCCCCTACTTCTGTCTTCGGACCACATCGATCTGAGAAGAGCAGGTTCTTTATAGCGAAGTTTACTTGACCAACTAAGACCCGTAATGTTTTCTAGCCAATTTTCCTTTTTAAAAATCATGATTTTTATTGTTTACCGTACAATCTACGAAATCTAGACCAACGGGTGATACTAGGTGATACTCCCAAGCTCTTGCAGACCTCCAGATAGCTGTTAAACTCATACCATGGGGTCGATTCCATCTCTGATTGACTTAGACATTTTGTAGAATTTACTTGGAACATGCCCTCTTTTCATCATAAAGGTATCATATTTCAGTCTGATGAGCAATCTTTGCTTCATTAGAAACATTTGAAAGGAGACCCATGGACTTTTTACAATTTTTAAGTACAAATACTCAGAAACATTAGCGTCTACAGAAACCATGTACAGGAGTATTAGTAATGGGAGCAGGTAAAGGTAGTCCATAGGGGGATAAAACATCTACCCTGCTTTCAACAGCAGTTCTTGTATGTCTCTTAAATGGTATTTGGGGACAAAATACGCAGGTCTGCCTCCCGCAGGGTCGGCCCAGAATTCATGTTTCATCATCTCCCCTGCAATACACCAGCCATGAATAAATACTTTCCCTTGTTCTACTGTCACAAGAACTAGTTTTTTACTAGGATTCTCATCCTTTTGAATAATAAGATCGTACTTGTGCTTGCTCCTGGTCTTCACTTCTACATTACCGGGCAAATCGCAACTCCCCCGCTTAGGGGTTTTATCTTTAAACAACTGATCTTCAAAACCCATAAACGATGCTACTGCTACTTCGCCAAGAGCCCCAAGCTCATGCATCCTAAGGGCTTTCTCCCCATACGCAGGAGCCCTATTTCTCCCCCTATACCTTCTTGCTTCGTTTACGCTTTGGCGCCTCTGAGCTTCGTCCTGAGCTAGTTTTAGGAGATCCGGAGACAGATGTACTCTTATCGGTGTTGGCATTGATTTTTTCTAACCACCCGGTAATTTTAACACTTACCACTGGGATTGGCAAGTCCTTGTTTTCGGATATAAATGCGTTCCAGGCGTTCTTCCCCCTCTTAGGTAACCCTTTGGCCTCAGCCTCGGCCCTTATCCGATCAAGATTCTGCTTATACTCTCTCCTCCCCTCTCTACTCCTGATTCTTACCTCGTGCATATGCACGGTCCATCTTTCTTCAATTTTTTGTTGTCCCATATTTTCTTTTAACCATTTCTTAACATATCTGCTACTTAGTCCTATCTCTTTCCCTTGCTCGATCATTTTTTCCTCTTTGGTAATGCCCCTCTCCCGGGAGGGGGTTTCTGGGATACTCTCGGTCATCCAGAGGGCCCTTGTAGGGCCTCCCAGAGGCCTTAGAGAAGCAATCTGAGCGCACATGGTATCATCAAGTTCTCGGCCGGTGTGGCAAAGCGGTTTTAGATCGTCTATTTGAGTTTTTACATCCCCATATTCTCTCTCAACCGACCCCCTCTCTGTCCTTATCATTGTCGATATGGGCACTCCGACTACATACTGAGCCATATCTCTACTCATCTTCCAGACCTTCGCCACCTTATCAATCGCTGACTCTTTATCTCTCGACTTCCTGAGAATATCAATAAACTTGTCGATATCGTCAAGAACTTCTATAATAGAAGACAGACGTTCAAGTTTCTCAGAAAGTTTGTCAACTTTCCTGGTGTATTTATTAATAAGATATTTCTCTCTTTCTTTATACCACGTACTAATTGCCTCTTTAACCCCCACAGTACGCGGCCTATTATCTAACCCTACCGCGACACAATTAACATTGTGAGTATATTTAAGGCCCGTATTTCCATGTACCAAAGCTGTTATTAACTCATTTCTTTGCTCTTTCGTCTTGGTTACAAGGACAATACGGACCCCCTCACGGCTAGAATAATCAGCAGCGTCAAGAAGACCTGGGGGGAGCTTATCCTCTTCAGCAAGAGTCCGGACTTTTTCTAGAAATTTCTCGGAAGAACCGTTAGCGAGACGGGTAATCACTAAAGCCGGCCTTGTCGATTTCTTACCCCACTTGATATCGTCTTGGGTCTCCCACTCTCCCAGGACAGTAACCGACCCTTTGCCCGTCTTAAGGGCGTCGGAGAGTCCTTCATCTTTCATCACCCTGCCCCCCTGAGGGAGTTCAGGGGGGTGGGAAAACTTAGCGAGGAGGGATTTATCGCTAATCGTTTTATTTTTTATCCACGCCCTCGTAGCAGCTATCACATCGCTGATGTTATAGGGTACATAGTGACATGCATATCCCGAGGCAATTCCCTGCGCACCTGTTAGTAGTAGAGCGGGTAGCTTGGGTACGTATCTAACTAATTCACTGCTAGTGCCATCGTAGTTCGGTCGCCAATTCCCCAACCCGTGGGCGATTTCTTCCATGTATAGCTTCTCTGCCACATCTGTAGCCCGAACTTCCAGATACCTGGGAGCGGCTGGTGGATCTTCTGACACCATCTGACCGGCGTACTTACCCGTCTGTATCGATCCCCCAGCATTACCGTGAATATCCGTAAGTACATATCTCATAGTGCACTGCTGACCCATGTTAATAATGGTTGATGAGCAGTTACCCTGGGGGTGGTATTTTCCTAGGACATTACCTTCCAGCTTTGTAACTTTACAATATGCCGATGAGCTATTTAGCTTAAGATCGGTCATCCCCATAAGGACTCGTCTCTGAGCGACTTTGAGGCCGTCCACGATGTCAGGAAGAGCACGGTTATAAATCGCTGTAGAGTAGGATAAAAAGTCTCCTATCAGCTCGTTAGTAATCGATACTCTGCTGTTATTCATAGCCTACTGGGTAAATACCGATATTCCGCGATAGCAAGAAATATCCGATATCTTTGTTAAAATACTCGATATAAGTTTCTTGACCGTTGAGTATGAAGTTATTATAGTAATCTTTTACTATCTCCATCTCCTCTTCGCTCTGCATTTCAGACGGATAGCTGCTTCTCAGGCATAAAGTTCCGTCTTCTGGGTCTAGTTCCATAATCTCTACCGTATCGCCGAATACGGGGTGTTCTATCCTGACCTTGAAAGTTGTCATATCAACCTGTACAACCTCCCTAATGATATCTGTACGATCGGACAGATACTTCCCCTCCACGTAGATCTCGGGGTATCGTTTTAACTTCTGCATGCTTTCTTAGTGCTACAATGCTCTCAACTATACACTACGATCTTACCTTGAACCCTGTCACCGAGCTAGAAAAGATGATTAAGGAGATGGAAGAAGCGGAGACTGGCAGAAAAAGCCCAAGGATGAAGGACGTTAGGGTGAGGAGAGACGTGGCTGATAAACTCGAGGCGTGGAAAAAAGCGTGGGGGGATAAGACTCTAACCGACGCTTTGGACCGGGCATTAACAATGGCCAAGGGGGAACTGCAGAGCCTTATTGATGATCTGAGAGAATAGTGCTATACTTTTATAGTTGACTTCCACAGCGATGAAGCAAAAAACTCTCTTCGGCCCCTTCGAGCCCTTTGTCCACTGCCACGATGACACCTACCACAGGAAGGATAAACCAGGCCGCTGCGGGGTGTGCGGTAAACCGACTCATTACAAGTCCTTGTATTCTGCCGAATTTTGCTGTAGTGTAGAGTGCAGCAACGAGCTCTGGTGCGAAATCAGTGAAAAAGTTGCCACGACCTCTACCAGGAAGAAAAACTCCCATGGCAAAAGAAAATAAAGTCGAAGAGCTTTACACTATTGCCACTGATCCCAGCTCAGGAGCTAAAAAACTCCTGTGGGCCTGGGGTCAGACTAAGTCGTCGAGGGTTAGGAAGGCTATTGCCAGTAATCCTAACTCCGACTCAAAAATCTTGGCCATGGCGGCAAGGTTGTATATCAAAGAAGTTATTAACAACCCTTCACTCGAACTGATTAATCTGTTTAATGAGGATAAGTTCATTAAAGAGATCTATGAAGCGTACATAAATCCGGAAAAATACACTAAAATTAATGTAATTCATCATTCCAACGAAAAAGAGAATATTGCCAGAGCGGTCATAGTATCTCCGAATCTAAAAACCTATGGTCCTCTGAACTCTATAATCTCCTTTGTTAATCAGACAGAGTTTACTAGAGAACTAAAAGATCCTGTAGTAAAAAATAATATACAGAGGATTGTAAAATCCAATCTCGACCTAATTAACCTGCCCACCATCATATTCTTCATGAAGTGTGATGTGGTAGACATTAGTGACTTTGAATCTTCTCTTGACCAGAGAATGCCGGAGTCCAGATCGTCCAACTGGGTAGGTAAATCCACTTACTGTAAGTTTTTCTCCAAATTAGCAGAGAATTCTTCTACCTACGAAACCCTGCTGAAGTTTATTTATACCGCTACCCCCGGTAATTCCAGAGATTTTATTAAAATGGTAAAGGAAGACAGTGACCTGTCTTCGGATGAGATGTTAGATCTTTATGCCAGTTTGTATAAAGATTCCACCCACATCGCTGTTAAATTGAGAAGGCAGAGGAAAGTCAGTTCGAGGATGAGTTACTCCTATAACTATAGTCGCCTCTGTGATGATGACTGGAGCTATCACCTCTGCGATCTACTCTGGACCGCTATTATTTCTAGAAATTCAGACGAGATTAAAAATTTTGACTTTGAAACCCTGTATGGAGATTTGGACAGAGTCGGATTTATAGACGAAATGGGCCCCTACAAGTGTCCGCTTAAGTTTCAGTATGAAGGGATTTCAAATAAAAATAAGGTAATTGACAGCCTATTAAATCTAAAAGACAATAGAGTTCTAGAATTTTTCTTAACCAGCGGAATGGTAAAAGATGAGTGGTTTATTTCCAGAAAAACTAGTAGTTTGGAGTCCAAACTCGTAGATCGCATCGATCATATCAATGAGCTTAAGTTCTATAACGGAGAGCCTCTGCTCTATGAGTATTCAAATTTAGAGCTACCATGCCCCGTAGTTAAGGTGAAATTCCAAAACGGCCTTAACTCGAACCATGAGAGGTTTAAGGTTTCCACTAATTATCGGGAGTCTGATTCCGATCTCTTAAAGCTACCCCTGCCAGAGGTGTCCGGCAGGGCGAGCTCGGGTCTTTTAGATAAGATCTCTACCCCCTAAGGTCGTCCCAGAACTTCTTTATTTTGTCGTCGTAGAGACGCTTCACCTTAATCGACTGATACTTCTGAGCTCCAGTAGGATTAGTGCCATCCCGATCGTATTCGATTCCGATCGGGGGGTATTTTGCTGATGTAATGGCGATCAGGATGGATAGCCCGTCCTCGCCAGAGTCCATCTTCTTTCTGACCACCTTGACCCGTTTCTCGAAGGAATCGGGGTCCAGAGAAGTGCCCAGCCAGGCCTTCACAACATCCTCAGCGGTGAGTGTCTTGCTAGAGCTGGTGTTTACCACCGGATTGGATGAGACAGTCACTTGAATACCTAAATTCCTACGAAACCGAACGGGCAAGTAGCTGGACTCCTGCCCTGAATTTCTTGATTTTTCAATCTTACTACATAATCCGGAGATAAATGCCCGGCCTTTAGACTTTAAAATATCCTCATAAAACGAGTTTTTGAAGTCGTTGGGGTCGGATTCCATCCCTTCTCTGAACCCATTTTCCCACTCATTAAGTTTTCTTACAATAGTGGAGGTAAGGTTGGGCTTCTTGTCTTCCCTGTTCCACTTCATTCCTTGAGAGCGAGCTTCAAGGATTCTTTTGTCTAGTGCCTCTTTTTTCTCTAGGCCTTTGTTTTTTATCTCGAGAATAGAGTCAATAAGGGTCTGTTTGCTCAGGGTCTGAAGCCAGGTGGGCGAGACGGAGCTCTGCAAGACGATTTTGTCTATGTCTGAGAGGTTGGACACGAGGAGGTGTTTCCCGGTACGGACTCAAGTATACCACACAGAAACCACATGGGCGGCAGGACATTATATACACAGAAATCACATCTAAGTACGCAGGGCCAAAATTTTTATCTATTAAAATCACATTTTCTCGACTAGATTATATACACAGAAATCACATTTATATGCACAAAAATCCTATTTACTTACATAAAATCACACCGTTCGGGAAAAATTACCTACATAAAAATCACATTTACCTACACAAAAATCACATTTTCCCCAAAAATTACCTACATAAAAATCACATTTACCTACACAAAAATCACATTTTCCCCAAAAATTATATACACAGAAATCACATTTTTACCGTATTTTATATACACAAAAATCACATTTACCTACACAAAAATCACATTTGTCCTGAATATTTTATACACAGAAATCACATTTTCCCCAAAAATTATATACACAGAAATCACATTTACCTACACAGAAATCACATCGCCCGGAGGGGTCATTACCAGCACCAGGCCATATTTAGGGGGTAAACCCCCCTAAAACGCTATATATAGCGTACCTGACCCTTCGCCTTGAAGCCTTCTCCTCCTCTCTCTCTACTCTTATACTCTTTATACCTATATAGTACATATATATTATGTATATAATATGTAGAGAAGAGAGAAGAGAGGGAGGAGAGGTGAAAGGAGAGATGGAGGAGCAAACCACATGAAATTCGAATTCAACGAAACCACGATCTCTTACGATTATGAGTCTCAAGAGGTCCATGTTTATACAACGCTCTCAGAGGTGGCTAGAAGCCTCCTGAAGGGGCCTAAACCCCCTCTCAGGTACAAACACCTTCAACCGGGGTACGAGCTCTCCTACAGGCTCTCAGAGTGCTTAGAGCCAATCGACCTAATTATTATTAAGAAAAATGACTGAAATTTCACCCACAGACATCCATACGGCGTTATACTCCTTCATCGGAGTGATGTTCGCCGAGGTAGTGGTAAAGCCCATAGCCGTCCGCACAGGGAGATATCTACTTCGTAAGCTGGACGGACAGATCAAGATTATTCCTGACTGGTTAAGTAAGCCTAAAAACTCGCATTGAGTACCCATCCCACTATCCTCTTCTCTAAGAGTCTCCATGGGACTAGCCTTAGTTCTCTATACGTTAATGCGCCTATGCGCATATACTCCCAAACTGATATAGAGATAGCTATGTCAAACTCTTCCTTGTAGTCATTTCTTACCGCGACTAGGTCGTACTGCTTACACATATCTTCAAGATGCTCGCAGTTCTCCTCGTACATATGGTAATATGGTGGGGTACCCTTGTTGTGTATATCAACTAAAAATGGCCAATTATCTGGTGTTTCAGGTGGGGTGTATCGAATGCGGGGTAAGCTCGTATCCCGTATCCCTCTGGGATACCCTAGAAGAGGCTAAGCAGGCCCGAGACTCCCACCCCAGTACATGGGATACAGAAGGCGGGGATGGATTCGTTACCATCATAGACTTGCTCACCTGCAAGACGGCGGTATAATATCTTTACGGCTGGTTCGGGGGTCCTCTAACACTCCCGGTAATACTAGGGAGGGCAAAGGTCTTCTCGTTTCCCAGCCCCACCCTCCATGGGCACGTAGTTCAGCGGATCAGAATAGCGCACTTCTAATGCGTAGGTCGGTGGTTCGAATCCACCCGTGCCCGTCAACCCCCTCACCCTCATGAAAAAGAAAAAGCTACGGGAGATTATTCAAAGACCATTAAGATTCCACCACCAAGACATCCACGAGGAGCTGGAGGAGATTAAACTACTCTTGTACTCCGTCTTAAAGAGGTTAGATGAACAAGAACAATAACGTGCCAAGCCTCTTCACCATACTATGCGACGGGGATTATATCACACTTTTGGCAAAAAGTAAACAGTCGGCATTGTCCGCCGCTATAGAGCTGTACCCAGGCAGAGAAGACTACAGGCTCGTTTCTCCCGAGCCGATGTGGAAGTGACCTTGGGGTTTAGCAATCTGGTGAATGCTCGGCTCATAATTCCGCTAAGGCGAGTTCGATCCTCGCAACCCCCATATCTAGTGCAATTGACAATCTTTTCCGGCCGCAGGCCGCATGGCCCGTTAGGGCCTAAAGCAGATATTTTTGCGTATACAAAGCCGTCCTGATTAAAAAACCAGTTGAAGGCTATATAGGGGTGTATCTGCTCTTAAGATGTCACTAGATATGCTCCTAACATGACGCAGGATTTGTTTACGCATCTCCTGCGTTTTCATTAAAGCTTTCAACGGAAAGTGTACCTCTTCGAAGACTCCACATTATGTATCCCTTTTTACACGATTACACTAAATTAGACTCTCCACTCTTACCCCCCCCTCCGAAGTCATCCGCATCATTAAATAAAAACCGCTGATGGGGGGTCCTTAGCGACTCCTTCTCATCGGTATCGTATTGAGAGATTGCGTAAAGGGGGGAGGGGGGCC